TATCCAGCAGATAATCGCAGGAATCACTGGACTAGGGGGAAACCTGGTGCGGCCTTACTGGCAGACTGAGCCACCAGACGTTCCTGATGCTGGTACGGCTTGGGCAGCTTTTAAGATCACAAAGCGTCCTAGTGATGAGTACCCTTATGTGGGCCGTGTCAAGCCTGATGATGCAAGTGACCACCTACAGCGCCATGAGTTGCTGGAGATTTTGACCAGTTTCTACGACACTGGTATCACCGGGCTAAACGACACTGGCGGCTTGGCTGATACAAATGCCTCACTACTGCGCGATGGGCTGGCGATTGCGCAGAACCGGGAACAGCTTCTGCTTGCCGGGATGGGGCTGGTCAATGTTGGGGAAGTGATCACGGTCCCAGTGATCCTAAAACTGCGGTGGCTTAACCGCGTGGATTTTGAGTTTTCAATCCGCCGTGAGATTGATCGTACATACCCTGTGCTTACAATCTTGACGGCCAATGGTACTCTCTACACCGACACGGGGCTTCCGCCTCAACCTTTCTCTTCTACGGAGGGCTAGCATGCCACAGAACGATGATACGGAGCTTGAGGCTCCAGTAAAGGCGGCGGCGGCAGCGCCTCCGGCTGAGTTTACGGCGGTGGCTGTGAAAGCAGCCAAACTGGCTGAGCGGCGCGAGTCAGAGCAAGGCGCAGCACTTAGCCAGCATACCGCTGACATAGAGCTGGCGTACGAAATGTTCCCAACACCCAACGTTCCCTTTGAGGAGATGGCTCCCGAAGACCGACAGCGTTGGCAACAGAAGCGAGCCGCTATTGATAGCGCAAACAAGAAGTACCACGATGCTATCAGACTTGCGGGCCGTCGCCACCGTGAGGAGGCCGCATAAATGAGTACTATCAATCTTCCAATCTCACGGTTGGTCAACGTGGGTGTGGTGATCACGCCTGTCGGCGCGCAAGCTCCGGCGTTGAACACCGGCCTAGTTCTGGGCACCAGCACAGTAATTGACGTGGTTTCACGTATGCGAACCTACGCCAATTTGCTTGGCGTGGCCAACGATTTCGGAACCACGGCGCAGGAATACCTTGCGGCGGTGGCCTGGTTTGGTCAAAGTCCACAGCCCACATCACTAAACATTGGGCGATGGGCTAAGCTGGCAAGCGCCGGACAGCTGTACTGTGGCACGTTGTCGGCGGCCAACTCGCTGATCTCGGCTTGGACCGGTATCACAACCGGCAGTATCAAGTTTGGTGTGGATGGCGGCTCGGCAACCAACGTAGGAAGCCTTGACTTTCATTTGCAGACCACCTTCAATGGTATTGCGAGCGTGATCCAGACTGCCGTGCAGAATGTTGGTGGCGCGTATGCTGCTGTCACGGTTACATATGATTCGGTGTACAACCGTTTCATCTTTACCAGCGGCACCACCGGCACGAACTCGGCCATTTCCTTCCTCATCACAGGCACGTCGGGCGTTGACATCACCGCGCAAGTCGCGGGCCTTGTCACCAGTGCTGGGGCCTATGTGGCAAATGGCATCGCCGCCGAAAGCGCGTTGGCGGCGGTTGAGCTATTTGATAACCAGTTCGCTGCTCAATGGTACAACTTGTTTATTCCTAGTGCAGTGGACACTGACCACGTTGCCATCGCGCCTTACATCGATGCCGATGCCACACCACATTTCTACTGGATCAATACCCAGGAAACGCAGCTGTTGGCAACAGGTGATACCACTCATATTGGCTACTTGTTGCAGCAATTGAGTTCACAGCACACCGCTTGGCAGTATTCGAGCCAGAGCCTGTACGCGGTTTGGAGCTTGGCGGCGCGCATTGCGTCCACCAACTGGCAAGGTTCCAACACGGCAATCTCACTGTTCTACAAGACAGAGCCTGGCATCACGCCGGAGACGCTGACCGAAAACCAGATCACTGCCTTGGAAAGCTACAACGGCAACGTCTTTGTCAACTACACGGGTGCGCCGGCAATTACTGAGCCAGGTATCTGCCCATCAGGTCAGTTCATTGACACCATCATCGGTGTCGATTGGCTGCGGACGCAAATCCAGACTAACCTGTTTAATATCCTGCAAGGCACTACAACCAAGATACCGCAGACTGACGCGGGCGTGGCCACGCTGGAAACCGGCGTGGATGCAGCCTGTGCGCAAGGCGTTATCAACGGGTTGCTGGCGCCGGGCACCTGGAATAGCGGTGGGTTTGGGCAGCTTACCCAAGGTGAGTGGCTCGACAAGGGCTACTACATCTATGCGCCGTCTGTAGCAGCACAAACACAGGCCGCGCGTACGGCGCGACAGTCGCCGCCTATTCAAGTTGCAGCCAAGTTGGCTGGTGCAATCGACACGGTCGCCGTGACTGTGAACGTAAATAACTAATGAGGCATCCACATGAGCGCCTATAGTTTTCTCAATGTCCAGGCAAGTCTTGTGGGGCCTGGAATTACAGCACAGATCGGCTCATCGGCCGGGTCTGCAAAAGAAGGCATCTCCACAGCCTTCGATGAAGATAAGGTCACGGTGACAACCGGCGCAGACGGTTCCATCATGACCTCATTGCGGGCAAGCATGACCGGCCGCATCCATATTCGGCTGCTCAAGACTTCGCCAATCAATGCCACCTTGAGCCAGGCATTCAACTTTCAGCGTGTCTCTGCTGCCAACACAGGACAGAACACGATACGAGTGGTGGACAAGGCACGTGGCGATGTTGTGACGGGGCGCCAGATGGCGTTTGTCAAGCATCCTGATAACGTGTGGGCTGAGGAAGGTAACACACTAGAGTGGGTATTCCAAGGTATCGTCAACGAAGTGCTTGGTGCAGGCATTCCAGACGTGACGACGCCGTAACCAGTGGTGAGTTATGACGGTAATCCCTGAACTGGAGTTTAAGGTAGGCGAATACACTTATGCGGTAAGACGATTGAGTGTGTTTGAGCAGATGCATGTGGCCTCTGATTTCCGTGATGGATTGATGGGGCTGGCAATGTTGAAGAAGGAAAAGCCACCGGAGTTATCTGGACCGGCTTTTGCCAAGGCGATTGAGTTTCTGTTTACGGGCGGTTCGCAGCATATTGCCCCCGAAGTACGGGAGCGGGTGATGCGAACATGCTTGTCCAGTGTCCAGCGCCAGGCAACATCACCGGGTGTGGGTTGGGCAGCAGTCCAAAATGCTGCCGGTACGTTAATGTTTGATGACATCTCATTGCCAGACCTGATAGCTATTGTGTATCAGGTCTTTGAACATAATAGGCTGCTGGATTTTTTCTCCGAAGGCCCGTCCAATTTGGGCGGGCAGACGGCAAATCCTGGGCAACCCTCCCCAACGCCGAAGACTGGCTGATGGCGCCAGTGGCCGAAGGCTATGTTGACATGATTCATCTTGAAACCGGCGCAATGACGCTTTGGGATATTGCGCTTGCCAATGACGTCATCGCAGTCAGGGCTGAAAACCGGCGCAGGGCTGAGAGCAAATGACGCTTCAGGAATATCTGATTCAGCTAGGCTGGCGCGTTGATGAGCCTAGCTTCAAGAAGTTTCTGAACGCGGTTTCGCAGACCGGCGCATTGACGGCGCAGGTTGGCTCGGTGGCTTTGGAGACTGCTACAGCTATTGAGCTAATGGTGTCACGGGTGGCGCGGCAGTATGAAGCACTGTACTACGTCAGCCGTCGCACCGGACAGTCTGTTCAGTATATCCAGTCAACACAGTTTGCCTTTCGACAAATCGGCCTGAGCGCGGACGATGCCACTGCGTCAATTGAGAGTATGGCAGCCACGCTCCGCACCCAGCCTTGGTTACGGGCCTTGTTTGGCGGAGCATCTACACCTCAGCAAGTTGCTTCTCGTCTAGGGCAGAGTGGGTTGCCGTATTTCTTACAGGCTCGCTTTGCCGAAATGATTGGGATGGATGAAAAGACGCTGTTCCATCTCCAGCAGTTTGCGGCGGTTGAAGCAGACGCGCAGGAAGATTTTGCTCGTCGGCAGCGTGAGGCTGGTATTGATCCTGGTAAATTTGCTTTACAGGCAAAAGACTTTGGACGCGCATTGAACACGGTTGAGAGTGACCTAGAGATATTTGGCGACCGTATGGCGATTGATTTTTTCAAGCCGGTGATGGAAGGTATTGACGCGGTGAGCAAGATTGTGCAATGGCTTAACCGTGCTGACGTAGCAACAAAGGGCTGGCTCGGTACGATTGAGACTTTGATTGGGACAACGGGCGGCCTATGGATTGTCGAAAAGATTTTAAGCAGGTTGCTCGGGTTCGGCGGGGCTACGATTACCGGCGCGGTGGCTAGCGGGGTAGCGCGGGCGGTCGGCGGCGGGGCTATCCTACGCGGGGCAGGGGCGGCCGGGGGTGCAGTATTTGGCGGGGCGGCGGGGTATGTTACCGGGCCGCTAGGCTGGCTTCTAGCCTCAACTACGGCCGCTAACCAGGATGAGGCTAACCGGCCTTGGAACCAGCCGCTAGGACCACCCGGCGCAGGCGGGGGCGGCTCAACTACGGCCGCTAACCAGGATGAGGCTAACCGGCCTTGGAACCAGCCGCTAGGACCACCCGGCGCAGGCGGGGGCGGCTCACCCACAGACCGGCTAAATCAAGGCATCAAGTTCTTTATGGAGCAGGGCTATTCACGTGAGGCCGCAACCGGCATCATGGCAGGCCTGTTCTATGAAAGTGACAAGACGCTAAGCCCCACTGCCAAGAACATGGCTGGCGGTGGCCAGGGCGCACACGGGATAGGGCAGTGGCGAGCTGAGCGGCTCGCGGCCTTCAAGCGGATATTTGATAAAGACGTTTGGGATGCCACCTATGAAGAGCAGCTTCAGTTCCAGGCGATGGAGCTTGCCGGCAAGACCGGCGATTTTGGCGCCACTCGCGCGGGACAGCTCTTGCGCAGCGGTAAGCTGACGGCGGGGCAGGCTGCTGGAACATTTATCAATTTGTCTGAGCGCCCAGGCGATCAAGGCGTGGAAGCAGGCAGGGCTGCTAGCTTTGCTGACCGGCTATCGGCCTTGGCTACACAGCAAAACGACACTGGTACAACCAATAACGTAACGGTCAACACCAACACCAATATCAATCTTACCGGCAACGGCGCAGGGGATGCAGCCAACAGAGTGGCCGCAGCCCAGGATAAGGTTGCACAGAACACAACGCGCGCTGTTGTGGGAGCCTTACGGTGAGCATTCTTCCCTTTGGTCTTTCGCTTGTTGAGGCTGCGGCCCAGGATTTACTGTCGTTGGTGATCTTTCGCCAGCGCAACATCGGTGGCTTCATCGCGGATGTGACGGTTGAGGAAATCCACGATGACGAATTAGTGGTCACTGAAAATCCAGTCGAGCAGGGCGCGGACATTTCGGATCACGCCTTTAAGCGCCCAGCGCGGCTACGAGTACGGGCAGGTTTTTCCAATAGCTCGCCTAATTCTCTTGGTGACCCTAACTACGTTCAGGACATGTATGCACAGTTCCTGGGCCTTCAGGTCAGTCTGACGCCGTTCGATGTCATTACCGGCAAGCGCATGTATGCAAATATGATGATGACTCATCTCCATACCACCACCACGGAAGAGTGGGAAAACTCTACCATCCTGGAAGTCGAGATGCGGGAAATCATCTTGGTGGACACGCAGACCGTGACTGTACCACCAGCCGCTAATATGGCTGCGCCTGGTATCAATGGGGCTACACAGAATTTGGGGAACCAGCAACTTGCACCAGGTACTGTATTTAATTCTGGTGCCTCACCTGTGCCGTTCCTAAATTGAAATGGCAACAACCACAGCCTATCTCATTCCGCTCCAGCCAGAGCCACAAGCATTCTACATCTCGCTGGCCGGGGTGACGTATTATCTGAAACTGAAATGGAATGCCCCCAACGCGGCGTGGATTTTGGACTTGATGGATTCGCAGCAGAATCCAATCCTAACTGGCGTGCCACTTATCACGGGCGCTGACCTGCTGGAACAATACGACTACCTTGGCATCGGCGGTTCCTTGGTCGTTCAGAGCAGTATGGACCCTAATCTGGTGCCAGACTTTGAGACGCTAGGCAACACCGGCAATCTGTTTTTCTTGGTGACGAAGTGAGCAATCAGTTTATTCGTAAGGTGTCATTACTTGTTTATGGCACACCGCCTACTCCAACTGGAACTGGTCTGCCTAGTCCGTTTGCCCCAGCAGTTAGTACTGGGTCTAGTACAACAACCACGGCTAGTGGTGCTACAGCCATAGTTGTTCCTAATAGCCAGCCCCAGGCGGCCCAGGATCAGCCTGGAATTGAGCTTGGAACCTTGCGTGTTCAGTTCCAAGTCCGTGCGATGGATGTCGATGAGCCACCCACTGCTATTATTCGAGTCATCAATCTGGCTGATGCCACAGCCCAGCAAATCCAGCAGGAGTTTTCCGGTGTCACGCTACAGGCGGGCTACGAGAACGGCAACTTTGGCATAATCTTTAAGGGTACCATTGTCCGGGTACGGAAAGGCCGTCTTAGCAATATCGATACTTTCGTTGATATCATGGCGTCCAACTTTGACATTCTCCACAATTACGGATTTGCAAACAAGACTGTCGCTGCCGGCTCTACGCCTTTGGTGAGGGCCAATGCTATCAAAGACGCGGTGAACCAATCAGCCGCGATGCAGTCAGCTGAGGCCCAGGTTCAGAACGCGCAGACGGCTGGCTGGGCTTATGGAAATATCCCTGACAGCTTTAACACTGGTGGCACATTGCCGCGTGGCAAGGTGATGTTTGGGTTGGGCCGTGAGTATCTCAGCGATCTTACAGATTCTACGGGATGTTCGTGGTCAATCGGGCCGGATGGTAAGATTGTCGTTTTGCCGTATACGGGCTACCTGCCGGATGAAGCAGTGGTGATAAATGCGGCCACGGGAATGATTGGTATTCCTGAAGCGACGCAGCAAGGCATCGAAGTATCAACGTTGCTAAACCCCAACATCAAGCTTGGGCAGCGCATCCAGTTGGATAACGCTTCCATCAATACGACGACTAACAGATCAGCCATCGGCTTTCCGGCCTATAGCGACTTCCAGTTCTTTGCCAACACCAGTAATGATGGCATTTACCGCGCGCTGGTGGTAGAGCATGAAGGCGACTCACGCGGCGAAGGCGCTGACTGGAAGACCAAGATTATTGCTCTTGCATTAGACCAGAGCACAACACCTGGTGCTAGCTCCCAGACCCAGGTTGCTTATGCTGGCTAGGAGTTTGGGTTATGGATAGACGCGAGCGCCTAAATTCGTTGCTCGTGACTATGCGCATGGCCCAAAAAGACTTCGAAAGTGGGCTATGGACAGCCATGCCGGCTTTTGTTCATAGCTACAGCGCCACTGCATTAACAGTTGAGGCCCAGCCCACTATCCAGGGCCAGGTGCGCCAGCCAGACGGCAGCTGGCTGACTACCACGATGCCGCTTTGTGTGGACTGTCCGGTGTTGTTTCCGGGTGGTGGGGGATTTGTAACAACATTCCCGTTAGCGGCCAAAGATGAAGGGCTGTTGATCTTTGCTTCGCGCTGCATCGACTCATGGTGGCAAAGTGGCGGCATCCAAACTCAAGCTGAGTTACGGATGCATGATCTGTCTGATGGCTTCTTTCTGCCGGTTTGTTTTTCGCAGCCTAACGTACCTAGCTCAGTAAGCACCACCGCCGTTGAGATGCGAAGCAAGGACGGCAAGACGCTTTTCCATATTGAGACTGGTAAGATTGTGGCGTCGTTGAATAGCGGTGCAACTTTGCTGACTGTGGACAACACCAATAACGCTATCACCGCTTCGCTTGGTAGTGGGGCAACAATTTTGAAAGTAGATGGCGCGGCGCAGAAAGTAAACATTACCGCAACCAATGGATTGTGGGTCAATGGCGTAATGGTGAACGTGCCTTGAGATACCGGAAGCTTAGTCCCACAGGCGATTATACATTTGGACAGGGCAGCGCCAATTTCTGGATTGATAGCCCTGAGGGCGTGGCACAGTCCGTACAAACACGGCTGAAGCTTTGGGAAGACGAGTGGTTTCTTGATAAGACCGTTGGCATGCCTTACGCACAAGAAATTTTGGGCTACGGTACAAAGGCGCTGTATGACCTAGCCATTCAACAGGAAGTTCTTGACACAGTGGGTGTTGCCAGCATCGCGGATTACAGTAGCTCCTTTAATTCTCAGACTAGGGCGTTGGTTGTCAACATGAGCATCTTCACGATCTACAGCACAACGCCTGTTGTAGTTCCACAAATAACGATGTAACATGGCAACGCTTGCTTGCACCATTAGCTCAACTGGCATCACCGCGCCGGATTATGCCGACATCCTGGCTGAGTTGCAGAATGCTTTTTACAGCATTTATGGCACCGACTCAGATTTGGATGCCGACAGTCAGGATGGGCAGTGGCTGGCAATCTTGGCGCAGGCAATCTACGACGCCAATCAAGTGGCGGTGGCGGTCTACAACGCCTACTCGCCAACCTATGCGCAAGGTGTCGAGCTTTCTAGCATCGTGAAGATCAATGGCCTAGCCCGCCAGGTAGCTAGCGCCAGTACCGACATCTTGACTATCACTGGTCAGGCCACCACTGCAATAACAGGTGGGCAGGTTGGCGACAATCTAGGCCTGGGAACCGTTTGGGATTTGCCTTCAAGCGTTATCATTCCAAGTGGCGGTACGATCAACGTCACAATCACTTGTGAGACGCTAGGCGCTATCCAGTTTGAGCCGGGCCAGATCACTAACATCTTGACGCCAACGCTAGGGTGGCAATCGGCAACTAACATAGGGCCAGCTGTTCCTGGTGCACCTGTCGAGACAGACGCGGCGCTGCGTCAAAGACAAGCTGCCTCTACGGCGCTGCCGGCGCAGACAATCATTGATTCAATCTACGCAGCCGTCGCTGCCATCTCTGGTGTATCTGAACTGGTAGTTTACGAAAACGATACAGATACAACTGATGGTAACGGTCTGCCGCCTCATTCTATTGCAGTGGTTGTTCTTGGCGGCAATACCACCACCATCGCGGAAACAATCGCACTGGAGAAATCACCGGGAACGACGACTTACGGCTCAACATCGGTGATTGTCTTTGATCAGCAAGGCGTTCCTAACACAATCAACTTTGATGAGCTGGTGCAGGTTCCTATTGCGATAGCTGTCACCGTCACCCCACTTGCTGGATTTTCCTCTATAATTGCAACCGAAATCCAGACCGCCATTTTCAATTTCATTAGTGGTCTAAAGATTGGTGAGGACAGTTACCTGGCCAGGTTATACAGCCCAGCCAACCTTGGCGGCATTGGCGATGGCGCCACTTTCGTGGTGACGGCCATCACGCAGGCCATCAAGCCTGCTGGCCTCACGGCGGCGGACATCACCATTGCATTTAATCAGCAAGCAACTATACAGCTGTCTGATATAGCGGTCACATCATAATAGTTTGGGTAGTAGAAGTTTCTTGCGCAATCTGCGAGTTTCCCAAATTTTTCGCCTAGGAACGCCACGTCGATTTAGCCAGTTCAATATTGTGCACTTCTTGACCTTAAAGTAAGTAGCTAGCTCCATGCTTGAATAACCTTTCAAATATAAGCGCCCACACTCTATAGTTTGGCATAGCCGCTCTTCAGACATGCGAGGCTTGCTTTGCGAGATGCTCATTAGGCGGCGTGATTTCTTTGTATGATGCCAGCCCCTTCGAATAGCACCAGGTTTTGCAAAGCGTTTCTTCTGGCTTTTGCTCATATGTTTGCTAGTTGCTTTAGAGCATGGTGGGACTAACTTACGAGAGGCTATCATTTTCTCTATAACCGCCTTTGGGTGCTTCTTTCCTTTATGTGCTCTTCCTATTGCAAGTCGATGGGCTTTTGGTAGATGGTCCACAGTAAGACCGTCACCACCTTTTGTAACATTGTATCCGTTAGGAATGCGACAATTTAGCTTTTTGATCCAATGCCGTTCTTTCTTGTTGATGCTCTTAATTGTGCGTGCATCATCTATTACTCCAATTCTAAAAGCATCAAGTCCATATTTTTGAAATGCCTTTTGGAATGGGCTTTTATTGTTCTTTTGATTGAGATGCTCTAAAATACGCTTTGATACAGGATGTTTAGTCTTGCCAACATAAACTTTTCCTGTGATGGTATTGTAGGCGCAATAGACTTTGTGGCGTTTAATTGGGCGTTGCATATCTTAATCATACCATGTTGGGTGAAGAAATATAATGTCCTACATCGCAGATTGGGACAGTGGCCAGCCAAACGCCCTTTGGGACGTAGGTTTGCAGTGGGATGTCAACATTGGCCCCCCTGTTGGCGATGTGGTGCCGTACCTAAACTTGGTCACCAGCGAGCACAGGGGTCAGCCTGATTATATTGCAATGCTCTCGGCCACCTTTCAGCCGTTTGCTGATCTTCAGGTGGTGATGGGCGGCATTCCGGGCCTTTACGATATTGACGTTGCTGTGGGTTCCCAGGAAGATGCGGTGGGTCAATGGATTGGCGTCACCCGAAATCTACAAGAGCCAATCACAGGCGTGTATTTCACGCTTGATTCAGCAACTCTTGGACTTGATCAAGGTGTCTTGCAGGGACCGTTTGATCCATCAACGGGCATAGTTCAGCTCCCCGATGACACATACCGCATGCTGTTGTACGCAAAGCGGCTGAACAATTCATGGGACGGTACCATAACTGCGGCCTATGCAATTTGGGACACGCTATTTAATAATACAACCAACACGTCAAACGCGACGTTTT